GGGCGGGCTGGGCGCGGCCGGATCGCACCCGGCAGTGTTTCCTGTGGCGCTGGTGGAGTTTGTGCTGACCGCGTTCTCGGATCCCGGCGATCTGATCTATGAGCCGTTCTGCGGCTCCGGCACCCAGATCGTCGCCGCCGAACGCGCTGGGCGACGGTGCTTCGCGATGGAACTGGACCCGGTCTACTGCGACGTGGCCGTGCGGCGGTGGGAGATTGCGACGGGGAAGGCTGCGGAACGGTCTTCACTTGAGGAGGCTGCGGCATGATCCAGTCGCGCTTCATGTCTCTGGTCGAATCCGTGACCAACGTCGTCGTGGGCTTTGCCATCGCGATCCTGACGCAAGCGGTGATATTCCCGATCTTCGGGTTTCATGCGTCGATGGGTGAGCACCTGGCGATCGCTGGGCTGTTCACCGTGGTCTCGGTGCTGCGCTCTTACGCGCTGCGGCGCTTCTTCGAGGCTGTGCGGGTGCGCGCAATCCACTCCGCTTGAATATGGCGCGGCAGCGGCGGTCATATTCAAGCGGCACCCGATCAGCGGGGTCATTCCGGCCCGCTGCCGATGCCGGGCCGAGGCGGCGTTCCCTCGGCGCATCCTCCCTGTTGGACCTGCCCCCGGCGCTGGTTGGCGTCGGGGGCTTTTTCGGGGGTGACAATGGCGCATAAAATTGATCGCGATGTCTTGCGCCGCCTCTGGGCTGAGGACTTGTCGTTGGCCCAGATCGGCGAGCGGTTCGGAGTCTCCGGACCAGCGGTGTGGAAAGCCGCAAAGGCGCTCGATTTTCCGAAACGTCCGCGGACTCAAAGAAAACGGGTTTGTCGGGCGAGCGATGGTGCAGCTGCTTGCGCCACGCCCGGGCCGACCGACCATCCGATGCCCGCTGGGCTGTCGCCGCTGGAGGCAGATGTCTGGCGCGGACGCGGCCGATGGGCGGCGCTGGCCGAGGCGGCGCAGGTTCACTCCGTCACGGTCACGGCCGCGCTGCAGGTCTGGCACCGTCTGCGGGTGAGATCATGAGCGGGACCAGACCCCCCGAAATTATAATTTCGGGGGCTATTTCGGGGGCTATTTCGGGGGATCAGAAAATGCCGCTGAGCAGCAGGCAGTGATGCTCGTGCATGGCGGCGCGCAAGCCCGCTTCCGGATCGTCCGGATCGCCAGCATTCATCGCGCCGAGCCTCATGGCGATCTCGACCAGCTCGCGCTTTCTCATGGCCCACAAGGGCTCCGCGCAGTCGCGGCCCGCGAAGCCACCGCGCTGCGCTGCCAGCGCGCGGGCGCGATCGGTGTGCATGCTCATGCGGCGTGCTCCGGACCAGCATCCACGACCCGGTAAACGCGGCCGCGCTGGTCTTCCGTCTCGGAGGTGACGATCAGACCAAGGCGCTTTTTCAGCGCGCCAGACATGAAAGCCCTCGCGGTGTGCTTCAGCCATCCGGTGGCTGCGACGATCTCCGCCAGCGTCGCACCGTCCGGCGCGCGCAGCATGGCGATCAGCGCCGCCTGCTTCGTGCCCTCGCGCTGCGTGTGCACCGTGGGCGCGGGTTCTGTGGCGGTGGCGGTATCCCGCGCGGTTTCTTCAGTTGCCGCCTCCTGCGCCACCGTGCGCTCCGTGTGTGCATCCTCGAAGGTGATGCCAATGGCGGCGAAGCCTGCGTCGGTCGCGACCAGCTTGGTGCTGTAGCCATCACCTTTGTCGCGCCAGAGCAGCAAATCGCCTTTGCGGATGTCGGCTTTGACTTCTTCGAGGAAGCCCTTGGCGATCATCGCGTCGACCACTTTGGCGGCCGCGCCACCGCGCAGGCTCTCAGGCAGCGGCAGTGCGATGTGCTCGGGCCGCTGGGCGGCGGCGCGCAGGATCATGGCTTGAGTGTCGGAAAGTTTGGTCATGGTGGTGGCTCCTGTTTGAGTTGGTCCGGTCATGCTGAGCCCACCACATAGCTGTGTGCTGGGTCCGCGCGCTGCAGGCGGTTGGCCTCGTTCATAGCTTCCATTGCCGTCATGTGGCCGGAGATCAATATCTCGTTGGTCGGGCTCGGCGCGGCGCGCGAAAGCTTGTCGCAGCGGTAGACCGCCTCCGGCATGTTCGTGAGTGCTGGGGTTATGGTCATGATCTTTGCTCCTTGGTGATGAAGCCCCGGCTGTTCGCCGGGGCCGTGATGATCAGCGGAATGCGCCGTCGATGGAGTCCGATGCGGTCTCGATCAGCGCCAGCCAAGCGTCGCAAAGCTTGTCTTCGATCAGTTGCATGTCGATCTGGTCAGCCAAGCGGCTCAGATCAAGCTGGTCGTTGTTGCGGATGGCGTCGTTGATCCGCAGGATAATGTCGATGGTGGTCATGGCTTTGTCTCCGTGTCTGGTGCGTCGCGGTGTGCGTCGCTTCGTGTAATCACCATCGCTCTGCGGGCGCTTGTAGTGTAGGAAAATCGCAGCAATATCATTGCTATAAGCGGTAGTCATGTTGCCATCGCATCGATGCGGCGTCAGTGCAGCATGTCCGCCAAGCCGAGAGCCTTGAAAGCCTCGGCCAGCGGCCCGTTGAAGCCGGGGTCTATCTTGGCGGTCGCGCGGCCCTGCTTGACTTCGAAAGCCGCGATGCCGCGCAGGTGGTCAGCAAACTCTGCGGCGCTTTCCGCAGCGAAAAGCGTGGTGTCGCCCTCGCAATAGTTGAAAACCATCAGCTTGGCCGGGTTGGCCCAAGTGCCGAAATAGGACGCATCCTGCTCCGTGTCGACCTGCGCCCAGCCGGTCTTTGTACTGCATGAGCCGAAGTCGTAGATGTAGCGATCGGCGGGGCAAAACTCGCGGGTGATCTTCATGGTCTGTCCTCCTACTGGTCGTGATCGGCAAGAAATTCATCAATGCGCTGCAAGAGATTGTTGCGACCGTCCTCGTCGGCTCCAATCATCACGTCGCCGTCGTCGTCGGTTTCGAGGTCGGCGATCTCGCGCAGCAGGGCGATGGCAGCGTCGAGGGCGGCCAGACGCTCGGCCTCCCATGCGGCGGTGATCTCGTCCTGTTCGATCTGATGGCGCTGGGCGGGATCAAGCGACATGGCTCATGGCCTCCCATTTCGCGAAGTCATCCGCAAAACCCATGTGAGCCGCGATGTGGCGCAGGATGCCCGGGCAGAGTCGCTCGCAGTGGGCGGCGATTTTGGTCTCCGCCGCGAAGGTCGCGATATCCAGCTCGTTCAGGGAGAAGTATTGCGTGCGCATCGATGCTTCGACCCCGGCAGGGTTCAGATCGGGTGCCAGTTGGTGCAGCAGTGTCTGGTAGGCGGACATTGGTGTGTTCCTTCGCTCCGGGTGCGCGGGATGCGGGCCCTTCTACTGAGCCAAGCCCCGCGATGGCGGGGCTGGCGCGGTGCCCGAAAGGATCACTCCGCGAATTCGCCTTCCTTGAATGCGCTGTCGGTGATCTGGCGCAGGAGGCTGGCGTAGTGGCTCACGGTGCCAACGTGCCCCCAGTGAATCTCGTCGGGGTTGGTCTCGAAGTGGTCGTCGCTAAGCGTCTGGATCCGCGCGAGCATGGTGTCGATCTCGTGCTTTGCGGCCATAAATGCGTCGAGCGCATAATCGTGGCTGTTCATCTGGTCGATCCGGTTCTTGCGAGTGTTCATGGTGGCGTCTCCTTGGTTTAGCTGAGGTCGATTCCGGTGGCGGCGTGCAGCGCGAAGCATGCTTCCGCCAAGCAGTCCTGCAGGATTTCGTCGTCTTCGCAGCCGTCGAGCGAGCAGCGAATGTCCTCGATCGCGTCGATCATCCGGCGCGTTTCTTCGTTTTGCAGGGCTTCAAGGAATGTCATGGCTTCGTCTCCGTGTCTGGTGTGTCTCTTCCTGTAATCAGCATCGCTCTTGTGGCGCTTGTAGTGTAGAGAAATCGCAGCAATATCATTGCTATAAGCGACGAGGGCAGCACCATGAAAGGAATGAGCGAGCGCGAGTATGCGGCGCATGCCGGCATGTCGCGCGGGGCGATCCAGAAGGCCAAGGAGTCCAAGCGGCTGGTGGTTTACGGCGACGGGTCGATCAATGCGGCGGCATCGGATGCGCGCCGCGGCACCATGACGGATCCGGACCAGCAGCGGCGCAGCACGGGCGGCGACAGCGGGTTCAGCGGCCCGGCTGACAGCTCGTCCTATCTCAAAGCCCGCACCGCGCTGACCGTCTACCAGGCACAGGAACGTCAGCTGGCGATCCAGAAGAAGAAGGGCCTGCTGATCGACCGGGCGCGGGCCGAGGCGCTGGTGTTTCGCCTGGCGCGGCAGGAACGCGACACTTGGGTGACCTGGCCCAGCAGAGTGGCGGCGCTGATGGCCGCAAAAGTGGCGGCGGAGGTGGAAAAGCAATCAGGTAAACCGGTGATGATCGAGGCCGCGATCCTGCAGAGGGTGCTGGAAACCCATGTCAGAGAACAGCTCGTTGCCCTTGGTGAACTCCGAGTCTCCCTCGGGTGACGCAAACGACCTGACTGCTGACCTCGACCTCGGGTTTGACGGGGCCGAGGACGTGCTGCGCATCTGGCGACGTGGGGTGGTGCCAGATCCGGACCTGACGGTGTCGGAATGGGCAGATCAGCACCGCTGGCTGTCATCGCGGGCCAGCGCCGAACCCGGGCGCTATCGCACGGCGCGCACGCCTTACCTGCGCGCGATCATGGACGCGCTGTCGCCCAGCCATCCGGCGCAGCGCATCAGCTTCATGAAGGCGGCGCAGGTCGGGGCGACCGAGGCGGGCAATAACTGGATCGGCTTTGTGATCCACCACGCGCCGGGGCCGATGCTGGCGGTGCTGCCGACGGTCGAGATGGCAAAACGCACGTCGCGCGGGCGTCTGGACCCGCTGATCGCGGACAGCCCGGCTCTGCGCGAACGGGTCAATCCGGCCCGGTCCCGCGACGCGGGCAATTCGATGCTGTCGAAGGAATTCCCCGGCGGCATCCTGGTGCTGACCGGGGCGAACTCGGCGGTCGGTCTGCGATCGATGCCCGCGCGCTACTTGTTCCTCGACGAGGTGGACGCATATCCGCCATCGGCCGACGAGGAAGGCGATCCGGTCACGCTGGCCGAAGCGCGCACCACCACCTTCTCGCACCGGCGCAAGGTGTTCATGGTCTCGACCCCGACGATCCGGGGCCTGAGCCGGATCGAGCGCGAATACGAGGCCAGTGATCAGCGGCGCTACTTCGTGCCCTGCCCGCACTGTGGCCACATGCAGTGGCTGCAGTTCGAGCGCCTGCGCTGGGAAAAGGACAAGCCGGAGACGGCGGCATATCATTGCGAGGGCTGTGAAAAGCCGATCGCCGAGCATCACAAGACGGAGATGCTGGAGCGCGGCGAATGGCAAGCGACGGCAGTCTCCGCCGATCCGCATTCGATCGGGTTCCATATCTCGGCGCTCTATTCGCCCTTGGGCTGGAAAAGCTGGGCACAGATCGCGCAAGAATGGCTGGCGGCGCAAGGCTCGGAAGAGATGCAGCGCGTCGCGCGCAACACGCTGCTTGGCGAGACATGGGTGGAGTCGGGCGACGCGCCGGAATGGCAGCGGCTGGCGGATCGCCGCGAGGTTTATGCCGCGACCGTGCCGCACCTGGGGCTGTTCCTGACCGCCGGGGCGGACGTGCAAAAAGACCGGATCGAGATCGACGTCTGGGCCTGGGGTCGGGGGCTGGAAAGCTGGCTGGTCGAGCACATCGTCATTCCGGGCGGCCCAGAGGATCCGGCGTGCTGGGACAAGCTGACTGCCCTGCTGGGGCGGACATGGACGCACGAAAGCGGCGCGGTGATGCAGATCTCCAAGCTCGCCATCGACACCGGCTACGAGGCTCCAGCGGTTTATGCCTGGTCGCGCACAGTCGGCTACGGGCAGGCGACGCCGATCAAGGGGTTGGAAACCTTCAACCGGCCATCGCCGGTATCCGGGCCGACCTACGTCGATGCCACCATCGGCGGCAAGCGGCTGCGGCGCGGTGCCCGGCTCTGGACCATCGCGGTTTCGACATTCAAGGCGGAAACCTACCGCTTCCTGCGGCTGGAACGCCCCTCGGACGAGGATCGTGCGGTCGGCGTCTGCAATCCGGCAGGCACGATCCACCTGCCCATCTGGGCCGACACCGAATGGCTGAAGCAGCTGGTGGCAGAGCAGCTGGTCACCGTGCGCAACAAGCGCGGCTTCGGCCATCAGGAATGGCAGAAGATGCGCGAGCGCAACGAGGCGCTGGACGCCCGCGTCTATGCCCGCGCTGCGGCGTGGATCCTCGGCGCCGACCGCTGGGACGAGGCGACGTGGCGGTCGCTGGAAGGCCAAGCGGGTGTCGAAACCAAGGTGATCGCCGCGCCCGAGGCGGTGCAACAGACCGCCCCAACCGCAGGAGCGGTGCAAACACCGCGCCGTCGCCGCACTGGCGCGGTGCGCCCGACATACATGAGGTGATGCGATGACACTTCCGACAAGCCGCGAGAGCGAGAAATATGTGCTTCGGCTGCCTGCCGGGATGCGTGATCGCATCAAGGCCGCAGCGACACAGAACTTTCGCTCGATGAACGCTGAAATCGTCGCCGTTCTGGTTGGGGCCTTTCCGGTTCTGCCAATCACCGAGCGCGTGTCACCGACAGATGAAGGAAACGGCTCATGACTCTGGGGGAAATGCAGGCGCTGCTGGCGGCGCTGCTGGGCATGCGCTTCAGCGGCGTCCGGTCGATGAACTATGACGGGAAGCAGATCACCTATGGCTCGGACGCCGAGCTTGCGGCGGCGATCTTCGATCTTGAGCGCCGGATCGCGGCGGCGGACACCACGGTGACGCGCTCGCGTGTTTACCGGCCCTATGCCGTGAAGGATCTCTGACATGGCCAAGACAAGTTGGCGGGCACGCGTCGGCGCATGGGTCGGCGGCTTTGGGATCCCTGGCGGGTTTGACGCCACATCCGGCCAGCGCCGGTTGAAGGGCTTCACCACGTCGCGCGCCCACGTCAACGCGCTGATCGCAGCCTCAGGGCCAGAGATGAACGCCCGCGCGCGATGGCTGGTGCGCAACAACGGCTATGCCAACAACGCGATTGAAAGCTGGGCGGCCAACACGGTCGGCAATGGCATCAGCCCGAATTCGACCATCGCCCAAGCGGCGCGCAAGGACGCGGTGCAGCGGCTGTGGCTGGCCTGGACTGACGAAGCCGACGCAGAGGGGCTGACCGACTTCTACGGTTTGCAGCGCCGCGCCGCCCGCGAGGTGTTCATGACCGGTGAGGTGTTCCTGCGCTTTCGGCCCCGCCGCCCGGAGGACGGGCTGGTGGTGCCGTTGCAGGTGCAGATGCTGCCCTCGGAAATGCTGCCGCTCTACCACAACGCGGTGGACCCAAACGGCAACGTGATCCGGCAGGGCATCGAGTTCGACCTGATCGGGCACCGCGTCGCCTATCACTTCCTGCGGCGTCATCCCGGCGACAGCACCGATCCGGGGTTGTCGGGCGAGACGGTGCGGGTGCCAGCCTCCGAAGTGCTGCACATCATCGACCCGGTCGAGGCCGGGCAATTGCGCGGCGTGTCGCGCTTTGCGCCCGCCATCGTGAAGCTGTTCCTGCTCGATCAGTATGACGATGCGGAGTTGGACCGCAAAAAGGTCGCGGCGATGTATGCGATGTTCGTGACCTCGCCAGCGCCAGACAATCCGCTCACGCCATTGAACCCCGACGATCCGGTCGATCAATATGAGATCGCACCCGGCCAGGTAGTTCGGCTTGATCCCGGCGAGGATGTGACGGTGGGACAGCCTGCTGACTCCGGTGGCACCTACGAGCCGTTCCAGTATCGCACCTTGCTGCAAATCTCGGCCGCGCTGGGCATCCCCTACGGCTATCTTAGCAACGACGGGGCCAAGGGCAACTTCTCGAACTCGCGCCTGTCGCTGATCGAGTTCCGCCGCCGCGTTGCGGCATGGCAGCACTCGGTGATGGTGTTCCAGATGTGCCGCCCGATCTGGGCGCGGTTTATGGACACCGCCGTGCTGGCGGGCGCGCTGCGGCTGCCGGGCTACGACCGCCGCCGCGGCGAATACCTCGCAGTCGACTGGCTGCCAACGAAATGGGATTGGGTCGATCCCCTGAAAGACGCCAATGCCGAGATTGCCCAGATCGAAGCGGGCCTGAAATCGCGCACTCAGGCCATCGCCGAGCGCGGCTACGACGCCGAGCAGGTTGATCGCGAGATTGCGGCTGAGCGCGACCGCGAGCGCAGGCTGGGCCTGGATTTCCGCCGCCCGGGTTCGCCCGCGCAGGCACCGGGTGCGCCTGATCCCAATGCGCCTGATCCGAATGAGCCGGACCAGAACGCCGCCGACCCCAACCAGGACCCGACCCAAGACGCCGCCTCGCAGGAGGGACAATGATGTTTGCAGGAGGGATAGTGATGTTTCACGCTCAGATTGCCCAGCGGGCGTTCAACACGCCGCTGCTGGTCGAGCCGTCCAAGGCCATGGCGTTCCTCGCCGGGCTGGGGCCGCGCATCACCGGGCGGCAAGTGCGGTTGGTTGGTGGTCCTGCGGTCGCGCCCGAGGACATGGCCGTTGCAAACATTCCCGCCCGCACCGGGATCCTGACCAACGGTCTGGCCGATGAATACCGCCGCGATGGCCAGACGCCGTTCGCAATGGTCGATGGCATTGCGGTGATCGAGGTTTCCGGTGTGCTGGTGCATCGTGGGTCGTGGATCGGGCAGTCGTCGGGGCAGACCTCTTACGAGGGGATCGCGGCCCAGCTTGCCGCTGCCGTCGCGGACCCTGCGGTGCGCGGGATCGCGCTGGAGATCGACAGCTTCGGCGGTGAGGTCGCGGGCGTGTTTGATCTTGCAGATGCCATCCGCGCGGCGAGGGATGCCAAGCCGGTGCAGGCCTTTGTCGCGGAACATGCATTCTCGGCAGGCTACGCGCTGGCGTCGCAAGCCACCTCGATCATCCTGCCCCGCACCGGGGCGGTGGGCAGCATCGGCGTCGTGGTGATGCATGCCGATCTGAGCGGCCAGCTTTCAGACGATGGCGTGACCGTCACGCTGATCCATTCCGGCGCGCACAAGGTTGACGGCAATCCTTACGAGCCGCTGCCCGATCCGGTGCGCGCGCGCATCCAGGATGAAATCGACAGCATCCGCACGCTCTTCGCGCAGACCGTCGCAGCGGGGCGCGGTCATCGCATGACAGCCGAAGCGGCGCTCGCGACCGAAGCCGAATGCTATCGCGGTGCAGATGCGGTGGCGGTTGGGCTGGCGGATGAAGTTTCAGACCCGGCATCGGCCTTCGCGGCCTTTGCCGATGCTGTGAATGGGCGGACAGCCCGAAGCGCGATGCTGGGACGCGCATCTCGATCCCAGCTTTCAAAGGAGGTTTCCATGAAACCGAATGCGACCGCAGCGGCCAGTGAAGCCGCCCCCGAAACCGAAGATCAGGTCATGCCTGCGCAACCGAGCCCCGCAGCGGCTGATCCTGCTGTCGTTCCCGCGCCTGCGCCGACCGAAGCCGCCAGCGCTGTGGCACTGATGCGGGCTGAAGCGGCGGAAATTGTCGCCCTCGGCGCGCTGGCTGCAAAACTCGGCGTGACCATCGACGCGGCCGATGCGGTGCAGAAGGGTCTCAAGCCCGATGCTCTGCGCACGATCATCCTGAACCAGGCGGCCATCATCAGTAACGCCAGCGCCGTGGCGGCGGTGCCGCCGCCGAAATCGGCCGCGCCGGAAAGCCCGCTGCTCGCCGCCGTCAAGCGCGCCACCAGCAAAGCTGCCTGAAACCTTATCCACGAAAGGACCTGAACCATGACTGCTCTCACTCAATCGCCCACGATGGGCGACGTTCTCAAGTATTCGGAAAACCCGAATTACACCAACGAGGCTGTCACGCTGCTGACCGGCACCAACTATGCGCTCGGCTCCGTCCTCGGCAAGATCACCGCCAGCGGCAAATACAAGCTGGCCGTTGTCGGGGCGGTCGATGGCTCGGCTGTCGCTGCGGCGGTGCTGCTGACGGCCACCGATGCCACGGCGGGCGATGCCACTGGCGTCATTCTGGCGCGCGGCCCGGCCATCGTCTCGAAAGCGGCGCTGGTGTTTGACGCGACCGTCAACGACGCGCCGAAAACCGCCACCAAATACGCCGAGCTCGTCGCTGTCGGCATCGTGCCGCGCACCAGCGCCTGATCCACAACGCGGCGGCCATCGCCGCGCCTGATCTCACCCCAAAACCCCACGGAGACACCAGATGAACGCCATTGTTCGCAACCCGTTCGACGCGGGCGGTTATTCGCTCGCCGAGATGACGCAGGCCATCAACATCCTGCCCAACCTCTACACCCGCCTCGGCGAGATCGGCCTGTTCCGGTTCGAAGGCATCACCCAACGCTCGGTCATCATCGAGCAGTTCGAGGGGGCGCTGAACGTGCTGCCGTCGGTGCCCTTGGGTGCGCCCGCCACGGTCGCCAGCCGCGAGGGCCGCTCGATGCGGTCGTTCGGCCTGCCGTGGATCCCGCATGACGATGTGATTCTGGCATCGGACATTCAGGGCGTGCCTGCCTTTGGTGGCAGCGAGAACGACCAGCTGGCCACGGTGATGCTGCGCAAGCTGACCCTGATGCGCCGCAAGCACGCGCAGACCCGCGAATACATGGAGATGAACGCGCTGCGCGGCATCGTGAAGGACGGGGCTGGAACCACGCTCTACAACTACTTCACCGAGTTTGGCCTGGCGCAAGTCTCGGTGGACTTCGTGCTCGGCACCACCACCACCAACGTGCAGGCCAAGGTCCGTGATGCGATCCGTTCGGTGGAAGA